AAAAAAAATGAGACACCTGAAATTAATGATAGGCGTCTCATTTATTTCTTCCTCTATCGAAAGTTAGAAAATAGTTCAACAATTTTATCTTTATCTGGATGTTCATCATAAGCTGTTAATAATAAGTTTCCATTAATTTTTGCCGAAAATGAAAATCCTGACATTGTCATCATTCCATTTGCTTTCACACTTTCAAGACTTTCTAATGTTGAATCATCCGCTTTTTCTAAATCGTATAAATACAATTCAATATTTTGGCCGTTAACTTCTACCCCAAAACCATTAACTGCTCCAAGCATATCAAACGCTTTCCCAGTCTTATCACCAATAACTAAACCATGCTCCTCGAAATACTTTAGTACTGCCGCTAATGGATCCTCTGAAGTATGTTCTTTTTCCTTAGAATTTTCATCATTGTTTGAGATATCCTCTTTTTTGCTATTTTCGGATACATTAGTGTTATCGTCATTTGATGCTTTTTCGTTCTCACTGCTACAAGCAACCAAAAATACCAACATAGAAAACACTAAGGTTAATAAGTAAATTTTCCTCATTTAATATCCTCCTTGTATATAAGTATTCTACCTATATACGATGTTAACCAGACAAACGTTTCAAAAATTTTCATTTCAGATAGTCACTCTCATACTTTATTTTTTTGATAGAGATATTTACTTTAACTTGTCTTGAGGAATAACAAACTCTCTATAATCTCTTTCCCCCATTAGATATAATGGAGGAGCAATAAGACGGTTATTCATAGTCAATCATTCTCCTATAATAAAAAAGAACCCATAACCGATGCTTTAATTTTCATTATAGTCCTATTGGTTTTGGCATTACTGTCTTCTTTTTAACTTCATTAACCTTAACAAGTTTTACATCTCTCATGTTGAAAGAATGTAAGACTCCTCTTTCATCTACAAATTTTTGATGTTCATCAGATGTTTCATTTATTGCTATAACTTCCTTAGATACATCAGATTCAACTATTTTACGAACATAAAATTCCTTATCAAAATAATAATAAATAACATATTTTTTCACTTTGATCACCCCCTCTGTCTACTACATTCGACAAAAGGAAGTGATTTCCTATTAGTATCATTCGACAAAATTCGAGCATTCCATGATTGTTACTTGAGGTAACCCAAGTATTTCTCTATTCCTATTTATTCGATCCTTACCTTTTCCGCAATATTCCCTATCTAATTCAAACCCAATCCATTTTCTATTTGTATTATCACATGCAACTGCAGTAGTGAACCCGCCCATACAATTATCCAACACAACTTCACCCTCGTTTGTGTAAGTTTTGATAATATATTCAAAAAGAGCCACTGGCTTTTGTGTAGGATGGAATGTGTCCTTGTCTCTTGGGAATTCTATAACACTTTTTGGGAAGTTTTTGTATTTAACTGTATGAGGTCTCAATAACGTATAATTGTTTTTACCCAATACTTGCATACTTGGTTTTCTTTTAACCGTCTTTGGTTTTATCTCCATCAATCCTTGTGGGTGATAAGTCGGTAGTTTTCTATAAAACACCAAGATATTTTCATGATTTTTTAAGGGCATTCTCCAAGCGTTTGGAAATCCAGTAACATGATTTCCTTTTTTCCATATCCATTCATATCTAAACCATTTTATGTTTGATGCAATTAATTTTGTTGTAAACGGTTGGCTAGCTGTAAGAACTATTGCACCATTATCTTTAATTATTCTTTTATATTGTTCCCATAGCTTATCAAAAGGAATTATATTATCCCATTCACAATTAGTGGTACCATAAGGTAAATCACACAATATTAGATCTATGGATTTATCCTCTATAAATCTCATACCTTCTAAGCAGTCCATATTATATATGGTATTACATTCAATTTTCATTTACTTTGTCCCCCTATTTCTATATAATCAAATAAGGGAACAAATGTTCCTGTTTTTTTCTTTCCATTTGTCCGTTAATATATTTTAGCGGATATTTTTTTATTTTCTATTACTTCTTATCGCTCCGCCTTTTTTACGACTATATGTATCACGATTAACTCCCATTAATTCGAGAATATCTTTTTTAGTTAAGCGATCTTTCTTTTTTCTCATCTTCTCCAGCTGCATTTTTTGATCCGGACTAAGATGATCTGCAAACTTCATAAACTCACCTTCTTTTATGACAAATAAAAAAGAGCAACTCGTTTGAGTTACCCTTTATCACGATTTTCTATGTTACTATCATAATTCGATTTTTCAATAAGTACCATTCACTTTATGAGTGAACAAAAAGTGAACATATTTTCTTTATAAATGAATATATTAATATCAGCTGTTGTCATCTCGAAAGGGATGATAATGATGTCTGACAATATAATTATTCTCATTTTACTTATTATTGAAATATCAAAATCCCCACTTTGGGATGTTTTTAAAAAGTTAGTTAAATGTTTATATCGATTAATGAAGAAAAATATGTAATGTTTTGTAAAATATGATGGCAACGGCACCTGTCCATTTATTTTGGTACAGGTGCCTAATTAATAAAATAAACAAATATAACTTATATTAATTTACATACTCATTGACAAACTTTATGGTTCTCATTAATTCAGCATGCCTTTTTCTCACATGACTAATGCTGTAGTTTAATATCTCTGCTATCTCCTCAAGAGTTAGACCATCTATGTATTTCATTTTTAGAATTTTGTTATCTAATCCCTTGAAGGTACCGACTAATTCTATTAACTTATTTCTTTGTTCTATTTTTAATTTAAGTTCTTTTTTTATTCGTTCAATCTGATCCTCGACTTTTGCCCCAAGCGAGTCATGTTGTAGTTTTATTTTTGACAGATCACCTTCTATCCATCTTTTAAGTTCTCTTTCAGTCTGCTCAAGATTGAATTCTAGATAGGCTATTTCTTCTTCTAGTTTTTGATAGTCTTTTAACCATTCATACAACATGCTCACCTACCTGACTTTGTTACTGCTTTTGCTCGGAATCCGCCCTAAATTTCTCCATAACATTCTGGACATAAATCTTTTGTCATTTTTATATCACCTTTAACCATTACTTCTACAACCCTTAATAACTCGACATTACAGTGAGGACACCTAAAAACAAACTCATTAAAATTTAAATTAGTTTTTGGATCGTAAAGGTATATCAATCTTTTACCCCCTTTGCTAACCCATAAGTTCGAACTGCGACGTAATTCAAACTTCATTTAAACCAAAATACTGTTCAATTTTCCTTTCAGATGCTGGACTAATAAAATCCACAACTTCACTTTTTTCATCTACCGGAAATATTTCAAAGAAACATTCTAAACACCATGATGGTGGTAGTTCCCAATCTTCATGTTCTTTTGGATTCCAAGTTATAACCATGTTGTCAAAAAGGTACTGAACAAACGTATTAAAGTTTGGTGTCTTAATAATTTTAATCACCTTCTTGCTTCGCATTTTCGTTCTACTACACCCTACTTCTGTATGGTAATTTTTCTTCCTTGGATAAATTTATAATTGCCCTGAAACAACTCAGGGCACTTTGTATTTAATTAAGAACGTCTGCCTCTTCTTCGATATCGTTGATTGATAACTGATCATTATTTACTTCAACCGTAACATCATGATTAACGCTATACTCAATTCCTTTGTGGTCACCTTCACTGTAAAATTCCTCAATAGACATTTGAGAAGGTTCAATAAATAACGTTACATTACTGCCAGCTTGTTTATATAACTTAATAACTTTGTCCTCGCTGTCTCCCTTAATATTGAATTTAAGTGCAGTTTTTTTACTATCTCTTTGAATAGACTTATATTCTGCAGTTATTTTTCCTGCTTCATTACCCTTAATCTCGAGAACTGTAATATTACCAGCCATTTCAATTAGTTCTTGCGAATTTGGAAGTTCATCCCCTTGAACGTGAAACTCTAAAACTTCCTTTTTGTCATCCTTTTGAATTTTCTTAAATAACACATTTAATTCAGTTTTCATTTCTTATTTTCTCCTCTCATATTTGGTAATTTATAAACCATTAAACACCCATAACCGTAACCATGTTTTTTAATTTCACTCACAATTTCCCATCCTCTGATTTCGTGTTGCTTAATTAATTTTTCAACCATTCTGATGGTCATTCCAAACACTACTTTTTTAGGTTGAAAGTTTGATTTTTTCCAAGTAAACATTAATAACCACTTCCCTATATTTAGTTCAAACCGTTCCCATTTTATTCTCTCCACTCCCTCAAAACTTCGATAAATAGCTGGACTGTCTCTTCTCTCCTAACCGGATCACTTTTTATCATGCCTTCAACCATTGCATGAATGGTTTCTTTTTTACGATGGTATCGATCCTGTTTTGTTTTTATATCCTCGTCCAGTTTTTCTGGTTCAAATTCATATTTACTGTTACCCATACCGGACCAATGCGTTCGATGACGATTAACCATTGTATTCCTCCCATAAATATTCCCCAAATAAGTCAGGATGTTCGAAGGTATTTCCAATTACCTTCAACTTATAACCCTGAAATAGAAAATCCCTAAGAGGATAAGTTCTCAAGTCTCCTAAATATCCAATATAACTAAAACACCCATCTTCGAAACAAACCCAAGCAATATTCTTACTACCTTCGAAACTTGTAACCTCTAAAATATCCCCTTCATAAATCTCTCTTCCGTTTATGTCTTTAATCCCTGTGTATTGCAATAATTCGAGATGATTTAAGCTAACAACTGTCCAATCTCCATCCATTTCATGTCCTGTAACAACACCTGCATCGTTTTGAACAAAATAAAGGCACTTTAATGCCATCATCTTTTTAAAAACTTTATTCCAAGCACGAAACTTAATTTCTCTCATCCTATTAACCTCCCAATCACGTAACCTAATACTCCTGATAGCATAACAGCTATAATCATAAAAACCGCTAGACCTACTGTATAGGCTTTCATCATTACTTCACCTTCTTCTTCGATTGTAGATACAATATCGAAGTGATAACCTCTTTTTGGTTTTCAGGTAATAATCTTAATACATTCTGTTCCATCCAGATTTCGTGAGCTATTTGGGCCAATATGTATGCATCTATGATGTTGTCACTTGAGTGGGTAAAACCATACATATTTTCAACTGCTTTCAATACCGCTTTCTTCTTTTCTTTATCTTTAAGACGAGTTTTATTGCCTTGTTCTCCAGTCCATCCGGTAACGCCTACAAACTTTTTAACTGCATTTGGAGCAACCTCATAATATTTAATGTTTTTTTTAAATAGTTCATTTCTTATTCCGTGATGTAACCCTCCGGCAAACATGGCTCTCTGAGTACTAAATGGAAATCCTTCTATACAGACAAAATCCTTTTCGTGAATGTGTGACATTAGGTCGAAAATTAACGTCACCATTCGTTTCGGATCCTTATCCCCTATTCCAGTAATCTCTTTAGCTTTAAGTACTCGTCCTTGAGAGTCTAATGCGACAAAACCAGTTTTTGTACTTGGATCAATTCCAACAAACCTCATCCTCTTCCCCCACCTTTATTTTTTACTTGGGAGCTCTTCAAATTGTTGCTTCCATCCCTTGAATAGTAATCTAAACTCATTCATTCCTATGTCTCTACCTTTTGCAATTAATTGCTGAACAACCTTTCCTCTTTCATCGTAATCATTTGGATCGTGCCATAAAAACTCAACCACATCGGCATCCTGTTCAATAGAGCTTGATTCTTTTAAATGAGCTAAAGTTGGTTTTTTAAAGTTTTCGCTTTCCCTAGTCATTTGGGAAAGGAGCATAAAGCAACAACCCATTTCTCGAGCTATCTGTTTGGCTGCAGTCGTTACATGTCCAATAGCTTGGGCTCTTGTTTCACCTTTTTTTTGCGGTATCTTCATAATTTGTAAGTAATCAACTGCTATACAAGCCAACTGACCGTATTTCCTTTTAAATTTTTTTGCTGTTGCTCTAACTTCGTCTATGGTTACTCCACTAGAATCCTGAACGAAGATAGGCAGATCTTCTAAAACTCCATATACATCTTCAATCATGTTTAATTCATTTTGATTCAACTTCTTATTTTTAATTCTTCCGTAGGGAATCCCGGTAAGGTTAGAGAGCATCCTATCTTTAATTTGGTTCTCATCCATTTCTTGCGAGAATAGTAGAACTGCCCCTTTTTCTTGCTGAGCTACACCTAGTAATCTTTGAAGTAACATGGCTGTTTTCCCAACTGATGGTCTACCAGCTGATACAAATAACCAACCTCTCCACAATCCATGTGCCCACTCATCAAATTTCTTGAATCCTGTTGGGATAAATTCAGCTTTCTTTGTTAAATGCTCAAAATATTTTTGTTTTGTTTCAGAAAATCCTCTCATTTTGTTATCATCAGTTGGTCTCATATCAGATACCAACTGTTCTAAGGTTTGATAAAACTCTTCATCAGATTCATAATCATCCCGACTCATACCGGTAATAATGTATCCTAAATTTTTTACTCTACGTTCAATTGCTTTTGAGCGAACAATCCTTGCATAATGTTCCGCATTAGCTGCAGTTGGACATGATTCAGCTAACTGTTGAAGATATGATACGCCACCAATATCATTTATTTTGTTATGTTGTAAATAGACCTCGGTAACTGTGACAATATCGATCGGCATACTTCTTTTTTCTAACCACTTCATAACTTTAAACAGTTCTTGATGTCTCTGATTTAAAAAATCTCTGGGTTCTAAAAAAGTAATATCATCAAGTACACTTTGATCTAAGAAAATGGCTCCTAAAACAGATTGTTCTGCTTGCTCGGTTACTATGTCAAAATCAAATTGTCCATTTGAATTCATCAGGATCATTCCCTTCCGCTATCCATCGTTGAAACTCTATTTCTTTATCTCTTGAATCCGCTTTAGGCAATGGTTGTTGTTTTTTGTTAGACACGCTCATTTTTATTGCGAGATCAGAGAATTTCTCCCTTAGTTTTTTAGCTGAAAGAACATTCGTTTTCCAAAAGTCATCTTCTGAAACCCAATCCATTACTTCTTTGGCTTTACGTTTGTCAACTTTATCTATTTCAATTAACTTTCTCATATCATCTGCCCAACTCTGTAAATTCGATTTATTGATTAAATGGGCTATTCCAGCATCTTCTGCAACTCTAGTAACTCTATCAAAAAAGTATTTAGCCATTTTAAAATAAGTATTGTCCTCGTCATACGTTTTACGTTGACGAGTATTTTTCTTTATATTTTTCTTTATTTCTTTCTTAGTACTCTGATTAGAGTACACTTCTGTACTCTGCGTAGAGTACACTTCTGTACTCGAGTTAGAGTACAGTGACGACTGTTCTCCATTTAGAGTACAGTCAATCCATTCTTCATAATTTTTATTAAATTTTAATATTTGCGTTCCTCTCGAACCTTTTCCAACGACACAAACAATTTTTCGTTTTAATAGTGCATTTAACTCTCTCATTACAACTGCTCTGTTCTTAATTCCAATTGCTTGAGCAATAAATGAATTGGACAACTCATGTTCTTTTCTTTGAAAACCGTATGTGTATCTCCAAATAACCATTAAAATTCGAAACTGAGTGCCGTTGAGATTGGTTTTTGCAATATGCTCCAGGATCTCGTTGGCAATCCTTGTATGTCCGTTTTCAATTTGAGGATTAGCCATGAGTCATCATCCGTTCATGCGTATTGTTTGAAAAATTGAGTAATCTGAGAAGCGAAATGTTCAACATCTCTCTTTTCATCCCCAACGTAAGGCTTATCTAACCAGTGCTGAATCATTTCGGTTAACTGTTCTTTTATTAGTTGCTCTTTCCTGGACGGAACACATCCATTAGCCAACGCTCTGATATAATTAATTGGTTCTTTTTGGGAGTATTCTTTAAGAATCAGCATATCTCCGGTCTGAGCAACAAACCCTACATTCAAAAAAAGTAAGGCTGCCTCTTTTTCTGGTAACAAGTTTCTCCAAGACCTTTTTAAGTTTTCGAATGCCCGGTAAACTTCATATGGTACTTCAACTTTTTCACTGTTCATTTCTATATCACCTCAATATAGTAGTCTCTATCTTTTTTTAAGCCTTTCTTTAACAGTGTCCGAACAACCGTTAATTCGGCTAATGCAGGCATGTTATTTTTGGAAGATAAATGTGTTAAATAGATTTTTTCACCTGTCCCTTGAATAAGTTGATGCAGTGCTGCAGCAGTTTGCTCGTTAGATAAATGACCATTATCTGAAACAATTCTCGCCTTAACACTATTTGGATAGTCCGAGACTTCTACCATTTTAGGTTCATGGTTAGCCTCAATAATGTAAATATTTGAACCTTTCATAACTTCCAACATATCCTCGTCGACTTTACCGGTATCTAGACAGATAGAACATTTTTCTGATGTTGATATTTCTTCAAACACATAACCAACTGGATCAAAAGCGTCATGGTATGTTTTAAATGATTGGACATGGAAATTATCAACTCCAAAATCATTTCCTGATGTAAAACTCCACCTATTTTCTTCATCCACACTACCTATTAACTTCCATTCATTTTCCCCAGCGAAAACCGGAATCTTATATTTATTGGCCAAAGGCAGTCCTTTAATATGATCAGCGTGAGCATGTGTTATAAAAATAGCTTTTATAGAGTCGGGTCTAATCCCAACATCAAGTAATCGCTTTTCTATTTTCGTTTTGGCTATACCAGCATCAACTAGAATAGTAGTTTGGTTGGAACGGATGGCAATACAATTACCACCCGATCCACTTGCTAATACGTCAATTTTCATCATCATCCAACCTTACAGCCACTGTACATTTTTCAGGATTTTTTCTTTTGGCCAAACGTCTCTTTGCTGTAGGCGTTGTTAACCAATAAATATATTCTTTTGTAACATTTAATTTGTCTGCACATTCTTCTAGTGTCCCTATCGCTAATAGATTTTCACCCTTATAAACTGCATACTCCCTCATAACAAAACCCCTCACTCCAATGAGTCTTCATCCGAAAACGGAAGTTCATCATCCGTCATCGTTTGTATTTCTTGCATATCAATGTGCATATCCAAAATTTCAAGTAATCCTATTAAATCAGCTTCGGTTGGGTTGTCACTAAAATTTGGAGCATGTTTTTGGATATAATCTTGCATAGCCTTTTTAGTTGTAATACCTAACTTTTTAAAGCTCTCTTTCATTTGTTGTCTTAATTCTGCGATTCTATCATTCTTCTCTATTTCTCCAGTGTTATGGTTAGATGGTTGTTCAATTACATTTTGTTGGGGTGTTATATCCTTTCTAGGCTGATAGGCAGGGATATCTTCTAATGATGGTCCAGAAGAAGTGATCGTTTCATCTTCTGCAATTTCAATCCCGTATTGAAGTTTTGCCGCACGTTTCATAATGTGTTTTTTGAACATATCGTTGAACCATTCTTTCCACATATGTGCATTTCGTCCTTTAAGCATATGTTCAACTTCGTTAACTTCCATAATTACTACAACGTCTTCGAAATTATCTCTTTTGGCAACTGCATATCCACCAATTACTTTTCCCCTTGGGAATCCGATTTCGTGTTTAATTTCTTTAGTCTTGGCATTAAAATTAAATTCATCATTTTCATGGACTAGTTGACAGTCGATTCCTTTATATCCTTCTGTTTTTCTAGCAAGGTATAAAACACCCTCTACTGCTATTTGAAGGCTCATTGTTGGACCTTCTTTACCGTTATAAACAATGCAGTGAATATGGTTAAGGAATGGGTTAAGGCCTGAATTTACGCAAGTTTGTACGAATAATGCAAATTGTTCGTTAGTTGTTCCTCTAGCAATAGTTTGTTTTAAAGTATCCAATTCAGATTGGGTAAAGTTACCCACGACAGCTTGTGTATTTACTGTTGTTAACGCTTTTGACATTAATTACTCCCCCTCTGGTTCTTTTATAGTAAAGCTTGTGACATCAGCAGTTTTGTAATACCAATGACTTTTCATATTCATATCTTTTAAAAATAGGTTTTTAGTTAAATCATCAGTTACCATTTCTTCAACATCATTAATACTTTTCGCTTGATAAAAACGAGTAAATTGATCTTGATCTACGTCATCAGCTGTAGGAAAGACAACATTTGTATAAAATGTAACTCTATAATTCTTTAATTCATCCATTCCAACTTCCCTCCCATTGAGGAATTATTCGAATAGTCCCAGTTTCACGGTGAGCAATGTGCAATTCGTCATGTAAGTTTCTAACCACTAACCAATTTTTATAATTTAAGCCTGCAGATTTTATTGCTTGTTTTTGTTTACGAGTAGGTTTTTTTCCACTTCTCATTCACCAACCACCTCTATTTTTAATTCTTGTCCCGGAACGACCGTAGAGGTAATAAGTTGTCCACTTGTTTTATTAAATTGGGTAATGGATTCTGCATTGTCTATAAATACAGGTGCGATTAACTGACTTTGTTTCGAAAGAACCTCCCTTAGTTCTAACCCAGCTCTAATACCTTCACTGAGAGATAAATTCCGATAAGGTTTTCCATCCATTTCAATTTCAAATGTTGGTTTTATTTCCCCATTTTTCAATTCTTCAAATAGTTTGATAGACAATGTATCCAACAAGGCTTGTACTTTACTAGCCTGTAATTCAGCTTCTTTTGCTTTAAAAGCTTTTATACTATCTAAAATGAAGATGGAGTTATTAAGAGATTCCAATATTGCTTTTTCGTCTTGGACGGCTTGATCGACTTGTTCTTGCAATCTTGAAAACTGTTGCTGTTTTTTTAGTTCTGTTTCTATTTCCATAATTTTTGATTGTATTTCTCTAACTTTTTCAAGTTGTTCATTTATTTCGATATACTCGAGTTTTGCTAACTCATTTTCTAGTTCTTTACGTTTTTCTACAACCGCATCAAATCTCGTTTTAACTTCATCTAACCGTTTTTCTTTTTCAGACGTTGCAGCTGCTAATGATTCATCTTGTAATGGTTGATTGCACACTCGACATGTGTCTGGAATTTTCTCATTTTTAATTTTTGTAAACTGATCTTTGAGAAAATCTCTTTCTTCCAATAGTGTTTTTATCTGATTGTGTAAGACGTTTATTCGACCGTTATTAGATCCAGCAGAATCTGTAATCTTTTCTATCTCGTCTCTTTGTTTAATTAGTTGGGAAAGTTCCACTTTTAGAGAGTCTAGTGGAACCTTCACCTCGTAATCTCTTAATTGATCCTTCAATGTTTTTGTTCTGCTTTGTGCTGCGATATATTCTTTATCTTTTTTGTTTTTATTTTCTTTATGAATCTTTTCTATATCTTGTAATGGATGTTTCTTGAGTAAGTTAGCCAATGCTTTCGATTGCTCTTCTGGAAGTACTATTAGAACTTCTTTGTTCATTGGAGCACTAACGTATTGCAGTAGCATGGCTCGTTGTTTTTCCCAATGTTGCGAGGGGAAGTAACTTGGATTGAATAAAGACATAAACAAGTCTTTATCGAAAAGCTTTTCAATTAACTCCGTGTATTCGCCCGCTTTTGATGGAACCTCATTTATGTAGTATTGGGCCTTTCCTTTCCTTAATCCCTTCCCTAACATAATGTCTTTGCCTTCTGCATTTATTAGTAGTGAAACCATTGTTTCTTCTGATTCGTAAGTAATCGGAGTGGGATCTAGTTTACTTCCCATTCCATCTGTGTTATAAAGTAACCAAGTAATTGCTTCCATGATGGAACTTTTACCCCTAGCGTTGTCACCAGTGATTTGAGTCGTGTCGCCAAACTCAACTTTCAAATCCTGGTGACTTTTGAAATTTTTCAACCTGAGTAATTTAAAACGAATAATCACATTTCTACCTCCCTCTCCCAAGAGTTACACATACATTTCCTCAATCACTGTACAAAACATGGCTTTTAAATGGCCGTCACTTTCTAAATCACCAGATGTCATTAAGTCATCAGATAAAGACTTCAAACGTTCTTTCTTTAATTCAGATGTTCCATTTTTAATTTCATTGAATCTGTTTGTAAATGCTAACATTTCTCCAAAAGTCATTTCTTTATCATCCCTTCTACTTGATTAATAAATTTTAAAAAACCCTTGTTCTTGTTTTGAAATGCTAGGAATCTGACTGCGTTCTTTGATAAATACCAATTTCCGTTTATTAATTTAAATTCACTATCTGGAATAGATTGAAGGATTGGATATTGGTTTTTAAACTCTTTCAATCCTGTGATGCCTTCATCCGTCACTTATGCTCACCTCCTTTGAAGGTTTTTCCTCTCTTCCTGTCGAAAGATTGAAGTATGGAAGGGAGGTGAATTCATTGAATCGAGCAAAGATTACGTTTAGTAACAATGAAACTCTGATTGTTAATGAAGATGACATATTTATTCCAATAAACAAAGTTATCGAAAATAATGAAATTAGCTCGGCAATGGTCAAGCCATTTAAAATTTGGTATCATCACCATGATGGTTTAACACCTTCAATTACAGAAATGTTATTTAACGGCTTTTACTTTTTTAATATTGATAATCCAAACGTTATTTACAGCACTTCTGCAATTGTCAAAATTGAAAATTTATAATTTTTCTATAGACGGCTTATTTTATTGGTAAGCCGTTTTTTTCGTCCTCAAAAACCTTTATTACTTCGTCAATCACTGCCAACAAAACACTGTTATTTTCCCAAATGGCATTTTTACGAATATATGAAATGTTCTTTTGAATGTCGTTGTAGGTTTTAGCTTCTTCTTTAACTGCACTAATGATTTCCTCTTTTAATTCCTCAATAACGAAATTACATCTTTCTGTAATTTCTACTACCAGTTTTACTAAGACTTCATTTGATTTTTTAGTGATTTCCTCGACTCTTTCTTGTTTCATTCTGCTCACCTCCTTTCAAATAGAACCAAAATCGTTCACCAAATTTCGCAGCGTACGTTAAAAAAGGAGAGCCTTATGTAAGGCTAATAATTAACTATTTCTGAGGATGTTCTCTTAACCAAGTGAGTAAAAATTCTTCAGTTTCCTTGGCTGGGAATAACCATTTCTTACCTACTCTAAATTTTGGAAATCGAGGATCGTAAAAGAATTGTTCTTTTATAAATGGTTCACTCATACAAGTTACTTTGCTTAGTGTTTTTAAATCCCAAAACACTTGCTGGCCATCAAGATGACTTAGTCTCTTTTTTATTTCTTCTAAATAAATTTGCTCAACCTTAGACTCATCAATTTGTATGTTAAGCAACCTTAATCACCTCGTATTTACTACCTTTAAACGGTAGTATATTGTAAAAATTTTTCTTCTTCATCGAATTTACCGTCATTTACAATTGGTAATCTAATTAAATCCTCAGGAATCTTATATATTTCTGCTGCTCTCCTTAAGGTTTTTGCAGGTATTGCAGTTTTCCCCTGCTCATAATTTCGTAGTGTTTTAGCTGTAATACCAATCCTTTTGGCTGCATCTTCTTGGCTTAATCCTGCATTTACTCTAGCAGCTGCTAATGAAATTTGAAACATTTTCTCAACTCCCTCCATAGTTCTTGTGCTTATATTACTACCGTTAAAAGTTAGTGTCAAGTAGTTTTCGTAAAATAATTATTTTTATACGGTATTTTTACTCTTTACAAAATTACCTAAAAACGGTATTATCTTTTAATAGGAGGCGAATAATAATGTCAGATACTCAAGAATTAAAAAGAATAATGGCAAATAATATTAAAAAATATCTTGAAAGAAAAGGGATTACTCAAACTGATATGGCTAAAGACTTAAATATTCCTGAAATGACTGTATCGAACTGGGTAAAAGCAAAAACCTATCCTAGACCAGATAAGATACAACTAATGGCTGATTATTTTCATATTAAGCGTTCTGACTTAATAGAAGAAAAGGATTGCCAGCCTAATAATATTCACTCATTAAATAGTGAATTTGAATACATTCCAATACTTGGTACTATTGCTTGCGGTGAACCCCTCTTTGTAGCAGAAAATTTTGAAGGATATCGAGCTGAACCAACTGAGGGACTGCCTACAGGGAAACTCTTTTATTTAAAAGCTAAGGGGGATTCAATGGAACCTACTATTCCGGATGGATCAATGGTGTTAGTTCGTGAACAACCAGATGTAGAATCTAACGAGATAGCTGCTGTACTTTTAAATGGGGATACTGAAGCAACATTAAAGAGGGTAAAAAAACAAGGTGATTCTATTATTCTAATGCCTGACAACCCAAAGCATAACCCTATTATTGTTAATGCACATAATCCAGCTAGAATTATTGGTAAGGCAATTAGGGTCACATTAGATTTATAGAAGGAGGTTATAATATGGCAAGTTTCCGTAAATACAAAAACAAAGATAATAAAATTCTATGGGAATATAGAATTCGCTACAAAGATCCTGTGTCTGGAAAATATAAAGAAACATCGAAACGTGGATTTACGACGAAGAAAGAAGCACAACTGGCTGCAGCTCAAACTGAAATGGAAATTGATCAGTTTGGATTTTCAGAAAACGGAAATGAGATAGTAAGTGAATACTTTAAGTTATGGTTAGAAGTTTATAAAAAACCTTTTCTTAAACCTATAACCTATTCTGTCCAAGAGAGAAATGTCCGAATAAATATCCTTCCACGGTGGGGTAATTATAAACTAAAAGAAATAACTAGAACTGAATATCAAAAATGGATTAATGAGTTAATTGAAAAATATAGCGAAGGTACAATACGAAGAATTCACAGTATTATGAGTAGTGCTTTAGATAATGCTGTTCACGATTTTAGAATTTTACGTGAAAATCCAGCTATGAAGATATCTATTCCAAAACAACCCGATAAAGATGATCAGCTTAAATATTTCACAGTGGCAGAATTAGAAACTTTTCTTAAACATGTAAAACCAGTTAAAAATGCAAAGTTTAAACATTCAATACAATACTATGTACTCTTTTCTCTTCTTGCTAAGACTGGGTTAAGAATAGGAGAAGCACTTGCATTAACATGGGATGATATAGACTTGCAAGATAAAATACTAAGAGTTAACAAAACACTTGTTTACCCAATTAACTCTCAGCCTTATATTTCTACCCCTAAAACTAAATCCAGCATAAGAACAATTAAACTTGATGAAAAAACAGTTCAATTATTAAAAAAGCACAAAATTAATAGAAATGAAGTTTATTTAATGTATAAAAATTATAAAAAACCGGAATCGAATATTGTATTTCATCAACATGATGGTAGATGGTTGCGGACTAATGTAGTTAGAGAATATTTTAAAGAAGTTTGTAAACGTGCTAAACTACCAATACTTTCCCCCCATGCTTTACGGCATAGCCATGCTGTTCATTTATTAGAAGCTGGAGCAAATATTAAGTACGTTTCAGAACGATTAGGTCATTCAAGTATAAAAATAACCGCTGACACATATCTTCACATCACTAAAAAAATTGAAGATGATGCTTTGGACATGTATCAGCGATACACCAAAAATTTATAAAGATGTGGGTGAATTGTGGGTAACTTTTTTAAAAAAACCGTTTCACCCATTGATATATAAACCTTATCCGATACTACCTTCCATCTCGAACTTGATTAATCTGTTCATTTCTACTGCATATTCCATTGGAAGTTCTTTTGTGAATGGTTCGATGAAGCCCATAACAATCATTTCTGTAGCTTCTTCTTCTGATATTCCACGGCTCATTAAATAGAATAATTGTTCTTCCGATACTTT